AGAGCAGAATATTTTTACCGCGCCTGGCAGATTTAGGACACGTAATGGCAACCACTTGTTTCTATGGGCTGGAGGGTGGCTTGCTCAACATGGGCAAGTTCCTCTGCTACCCCAAACGCCTGCATCCGTATGGTAATGATGTGATCGTACCGCATAGCGCGGCATTTGGAGCCGATATTATGATAAGCCTGATGGATACCTGGGTAATGAACCCGGAGGATTATCCCAAGCCAATGCACTGGATTCCCTGGTATCCAATCGATCACGACTCAATGCCTGCCCTGGTGCGCGGCAAGATAAGCCTGGCTTACAAACGTATCTCGTTTAGCAAGCACGGCGTCAAAGCTACTCACGATGCTGGATTGGACTGCTATTATGTGCCGCACGCCATAGAGACGAACATCCTAAAGCCGCTGGATAAAGCTGAATGTCGCAGGCGCTTAGACCTGCCGCAAGATAAATATATCGTTGGCACGGTTGCCATGAATAAAGGCAACCCATCCCGCAAATGTTTTACCGAGATGATGGAAGCCTTCGCCAGATTCCACAAGCGCCATCCTGATACGCTGTATCTCCTACAGACTGAAAAAGGCGAGGGCATTGAAGGCATGATTAATCTGCCTGAACTGATGCGCAACCTGGGTCTACAGGAAGGGCCGGACGTTATTTTCTGCAATCAATATCAGCAGATGTTGGGATTCCCGCCGGAATATATGGCCGATGTGTATAACAGCCTGGATGTGCATCTGATTACTACCCGCGGCGAGGGATTTGGACTGCCAGTATTAGAAGCTCAGGCTTGCGGCGTGCCGGTCATAACTGGCGGCTGGACGGCCTGTAAAGAGCTGTTCTTCGCCGGGCAGTTGTTGGATCCGGAAAAGGACGCCGAACGGGAATACTCCGGTCTGGCAGGTTACCAGTTTCGCCCGCGCGTGAGCGCGATTGAAGCAGCATTGGAGGCTGAATATCAACACCGCTCGGACACTACCGAGGCGGTGAAACAAGCACAGGAATATGACGCAGATGTAGTTACTGAGAAGTATTGGAAACCGGTCTTGGAAGAGATCGAGAAAGGCTTAAAGCAATGATCGACAAGCCTGAGATGAAAGACGCGGTGATCCTACAACAAGCCTGGCAGATCGGGCCATTTGCCGATATGCTGCGCCTGACTTACCAGCGCCACGCGGCTTATGCCTGGGCGCACAACATGGAATACATCGCCTGGGCAGGCAGTCTGAAACCGGACTTATGGCCGGGAGGCTGGGGCAAAATCTGGCTTATTCGCCTGATGCTGGAGCAGGGTTATAAGTGGGTATTCTGGATCGACACGGATGCGGCGATTGTCAACGGGGAATGCGACTTGCGCAACGCGCTTCCCGATGGCAAGCTGATTGGAGCCGTCGAGCATTACGCCCCGGATTGGTTCCCTAAGTTTGATATCCCGCGCCATTATAATGTGGGTATTCTGCTGGTGCGCAATGACCCATTATCTAAAGAGTTCATGGATGATTGGCTTTCGCGTTATCCTGGGCATTCTCGCTGGCTGGAGCAGGGAGCCTTTAACGGGATGATCGACGAGGACAAATATAAGGATATATTCCATAGGCTAGATGACCGGTGGAATGCGACCTTTAATGTCAATCCCGTAGAAAATCCCTATATCATGGGATGGCACGGCGTCATGCCGGAGGCGAAACGTTACAGTATGATGAAGGAAGTGTTTAAGGATGATTTTCTAAGATTCAGAGTGTAAGATGCCATTCAAAAGCAAGGCGCAACGCAGGTTCATGTTTGCCCGTCACCCGCGAATAGCGCGGCGATGGGTCAAAAAGTATGGCTCCAAGATCGGAGGCAGACGCAAAAGCGGACGGAAATCGTCCGAAAGGAGTAAGTAGAAATGGCTAAATGGGCTTATAACGGAATAGCAGATTGGGGGTTGAATGGAGGTTTTCAACAGGTTGCGATCAGGGTTTCAATAGCTACTGCGCAGCCGACGACCTACGCCAACTGGGGTACTTTCGCGGTTGGCACGCTGGCTATCGCATCGGCTAATTTCACCCTCGGAACCGGCGATACGAATGGGCGCAAGCTCAGCTTTGGCCCGGCTACCATCACGGTAGGTACGTCCGGCACGGTGAATCACATTGCTTTTGCTGCAACCGCGGGCGCAGGTACACTGGTATTTGTGGGCACGTGCGCGCCAACCTCGGTTACCGCAGCGGGCACAGTGATCCTGTCCGCCTGGGATGTCGACGAGATTAACGATCCAACTTAAAGTGTATTATGGCGCTTGTTGAAAGATTAATGCATTGGCCGACTGAACCGGAAAGCCGGTATATTCCGGTTCACCACTTCTTTGCAGCCGTTGGAGAGATCGTGGCCGGGGCTTTGACGGCTGCCCAGGTCAAATCTTTTCTTGCCATGACGCCTGCCGATGAGGTTGATTTCGACGCTCTGATTGCATTGGCTCCAGGAACGGCGGCTGGACAGGCTTTATATTTAGAGCGGGTTCATGGAGTGTTTATCCTGGCATATCCGCCAACTGTGCCGGGATATAGCACCCCAACCGACGTGCGAGTAAAGTTAGGAATTTGAAAACGTGGCCGTAAATGCAAAGGTCGGCACCTTCGCAACTGGAACTGGAACAGATGATATTGTCCTATCCGGATTCGGATTTCAGCCAAAGGCCACGCTGTTCTGGTGGAACGGCGACACGAGCGCGGTCGATGCAGTAACTGGGCAAACACATACATTAGGGATTGGAGTTGGCGTAGGCACAGCCGATAGACGTTGCGCAGCAACCAGGTCAGTGGATGCATCTGCGGCAAGTAATGGGGGCGCAATTCAGCGTGCAGATGCTTGTGTATGTGTGCATAATAGCGACGCTCCAACAATTGATGGTTTGGCAGATATAAAATCAATTGATTCGGATGGTCTCACCCTTGCTATTGATGATGTATTTTTATCTAATATGAGGGTAAATTATCTTGCCCTTGGTGGTTCAGACATCACCAATGCCGCGACTGGCATGTTTACTGAAGCTGCTGCAACGGGCAATCAAGATATTACTAGCCTGGCTTTTCAACCCAATTTTGTGTTGTTTTTCCACAACAATTTTGTATCTGATCCTCCTACTGTATCCACGAATCGTTCCCGTTTAGGAGTAGGAGTAGCCACCAGTTCAGCTCAAAGGTTTACCTGGTCAATGGGCGGCTCTGAGGGTATTCCAGATATGGATATTATCAATTATGGGTTTGGGGGTGAGTGCATAACCTGTATTGCTGATACGCCTGGCACCAGTCCGGTCACTCGCTATGATTTTGTGACATTTTTAAGCAATGGATTTAGGCTCAACTGCCTGGAAACGGCCAACAATAGCCGTCGTATCCATTTTATAGCTATCGCTGCTACCAATGTCTCCTGCGGGGAATCGCTAACCCAAACCGATACCACGACCGACATTGTGGTAAGCGGATTGGGCTATAAGCCAGCCTGCGCGATGATATTTAGTTCCTGCCAGGCTGAGCACACTCAGGATGTATTGGCGGGCGATGGCGAATTGTCTATCGGCGCGGCAACCTCCACTTCGGCCAGAGTTGCAGCAAGTATCCTGGATCAAACCGGAGTAGCCGATTCTATCGTCACCACTGCGATAGAATATGACGAGATTTACGCCAATATCTCGACCGCCGAGGCCATTGAAGGGCTAATGGACGTGAAGAGCTTCGATGCAGGCGGCGTCACGTTTATCATGGATGATGCCGATCCGGCCCAAAAATGGTTTGGCTGGTTCACGATTGGCCCGGCGGTGGAGGGAGCACTAACTCCTGCTGAGGCTAACCAGGCCCAGACCAGCGATGCCGCGCCTATAACTTTTTACAGTAATGAAATCGTGCCTGCCGAAGCTAACCAGGCGCAGGTATCCGATCTGCCCTATCTGTACTCGACCTGGAAAGCCAGCCAGGGGCCGTTATACCCAACCACGCAGGAGCAATCAGCCGTTACGCCTTACGATGGAATCGCCTGGGTAGCAACCTCTGTAGTCAACATTGGCGCAGATGACACCGCTTATGCCAGCATTGTTGCCCCTCAATATGATACCGGCGTCATCAGCAATTTACTGATCGGGCGCAACTTCGGGGCGGCTATTCCAACCGAATCTACTATTAATGGCCTGCTGCTGGAGATTGGCAAGTGGTATTCGGCGGGCTCGGCGCGAGATAGCATTGTTTCGCTGTGGAATGGCAGCCTTATTGGTTCTAATCTGGGCAGTACGGGGATTGGCTGGCCGTCCTCGATTGCCACCATCAACTACGGCGGCTCTGCTAACCTGTGGGGTACTGTACCAACCCCGGCGATGGTCAATGGGACTAACTTCGGCTTTGCAATGGCCGCGGTCGCATCCGCGCTCAATACCGACGTTTGGGCTGATTTCTACCGCGTAACCATCTACCATTCAGGCACGGCTGGCTCTTATGGCGTTCAGCCTGCTGGAGCATGGCAGGCGCAGGCTAGCGACGCCGGTTCGATCTCGTTCGACTCTGGCGGTCAGATCGCCGTCGCCGAGGGGATGCAGGCGCAGCTAGTTGACGCGGCGACTTTAGCGGCAATTTATGTCATAGCAACTGACCAGGGCAATCAAGCGCAGGTCAGCGACGCCAGCCTGCTCACTCCAATCGACGTAATTGCTCCCTCCGAAGCAGCCCAGGCCCAAGTAAGTGACGCTGCCACTCTTACCCCGATAGACGTTATTGCTACGGCGGAGGCAAGCCAGGCCCAGGTTTCAGATGCTGCTGCTGTCACACCGATCTACGTTCTTACTCCCGCCGAATCTACGCAGGCTCAGGTAAGCGATGCGGCAATCATTACTGCAATCTACGTAATAACCTCGGCGGAGGCCAATCAAGCCCAGGTTGCCGATATTATAGTTATATCCCAGGATGTCTACATTGACACCGCTCAGGCTAACCAAGCACAGGTCAGTGACGCGGCAAGCCTAGTTGTTACGGATGTAATCGCCACCGCGGAGGGCGCACAGGCGCAAGTATCGGATATAGCTTTACTTACTGTAATAGATGTCATTGCTCCAGCCGAGGGCGCGCAAGCGCAGGTCAGCGATGCGGCGGTTATCTCCGGTGAGATTAATATCGCAACCGCGGAAGGCAACCAGGCTCAAGTATCCGACGCCGCGTCGCTCATCCCGATTGATGTTATTGCCACGGCCCAGGCTAACCAGGCTCAAGTATCCGATGCAGCACCCATCTCGGAAGGAGTATATGTTAATTATGTTACATCAGTTCAGCCTTCAAATCTAATTGGTTATTGGCCCTTAAGTGAGGATACTGGAACGCTGGCAAATGATTATAGCTCACAGGATAATGATGGGCTGGCAACAGATGTGACATTCGGTTCGGCTGGTGTAGGTGACGGAAACACGGCGGCGAGCTTCAATGGGACAAGTAGTTATATAGATTTATATTCGACGGAATTTGTTGCTGATTTCAATGGGAACGAAGGCTCATTTTCTGCATGGGTATTTATGAATGATTGGGCTGAATCTAACAATAGACAGATCAGTTATTTTAGCAATAGTGCTTATAGCAATTATATATACATTCGACACTTCAATTCAAAAGTGCAGGTAATTCGAGAAGCAGGTGGAGATGGTAGTAAATTAGTTCAATCAGGTGTATTATCTGGATCAGGCTGGAAACATATTACCTGCACATGGAGCGATAATGCTGATTCTTTGCAACTTTATATCGATGGTATTTCCATTGGAACACCAGCCAGCGGATTAGGAACATTTTCTGGAACTATTGCCTCCGATAAATGCTCGATTGGGGTAGGCGATGCACATATTGTTAATTTCTGGTCTGGTCTGATTGCTCATCCTGCTATATGGGATATTGCACTCACGCCGACTGAAATACTGGGATTATATCAACAGATTATTCCACCCACAATTGATCCAGCCCGGGCCAATCAAGCCCAGGTATCCGATGCTGCAAGCCTGTCTCTCGACATTGTAATCACCACGGCCCAGGCCAACCAGGCCCAGGTATCCGACGCCGTAACCATCACCAGCACATATCTAATTACCCCGGATGATAATTTCCAGGCCCAGGTCAGCGATACTGCCAGCCTAATTGTCACAGATATTATTGCTCCCTTCGAGGGCGCACAGGCTCAGGTATCGGACGCCGCCAGTCTGACACCAATCTACGTCATTGCGACTGTTGAGGCTAACCAGGCTCAATTCTCAGATGCGGCTTCGATCCTGTTCGATGGTCCAACCTGGGTTATCTCACCAACCGAGGGCGCGCAGGCGCAGGCATCCGATCCGTCCGTCCTATCAGCTATCTACGTAATGACTGTATCCGATAGCTGGCAGGCGCAATTATCCGACGCTGGAATAGCGACAGTATATGGCGTGGTCGAACACGGAGAGCGTAAACTGCACGCACTCAAGGCGCGCTCAGATAGCGTATTCCTGTCCAGACCAACTCACAGCCTGCCCACGCGGGCCGATTTGGAGGTAGATGATTAATGGCGATTGACATTTTAGCAACCCCCCAGGCGACCACCGAAAAGCGCACCCATTTTATTGACTTCACGCTCGATTTACCCGCTGGAGTTTCGGTCAGCAGCGCGGTCGCGGGTACAGTCACATTCCCGACCTCCGGCACGGCGGCTCTATCGGTTGGGGCAATTGCGGCCAACGTCGTGCCCCTGACCGTGACTAACCCCGCGCCCGCGGGCGATTACCTGGTAAGCGTCACGGCGACTTTATCTGATACTGAAACGATAGTCGCCTATCTGCGCATTCCGGCGGTCTGGAAAACCGTCCGGGCCGGGATGGATTACTTGATTGCTGCGCTGCGTGGCATGACGGACGCGGGCTACGACGATTTCCGAGTGGCTGGCGCACCCTATTGGAGCGATAAGCATCTCCAGGATTTCCTGGATAAATATAGAGATGACTTTATCGAAGAGGAATTATTTCCGGTGCAGCAGTATCGCAATGGCACGGTCTACTACCAGGATTATCGTAGCCAATATGGAAATCTCGAAGGTATAGCAAGCGGCACGGCGGTATTCAAACTGGATAATTCCGGCGGCACGAATATGCCCGGAACGATGTGGACGGCAGATTATCCGCGCGGCATGATTTCATTTGTCAATGATACGCTGGGTTCTTCGATGATGTTGACCGGGCGCAGTTACGACCTGAATGCAGCCGCGGCGGAAGTCTGGCGTTATAAGCTGGCCAATGCGGCCAAGATGTATACCTTTTCAGCTGGGGGTCAATCTTTCCAGCGCCGGGAATTTACGGAGAACTGCCGCTACATGGCGGAGTATTACGAGGGGTTGGCTGCCCCAACGATTGTCAGCCTGTATCGAGGAGATAGCATTCCATGAGTAGCATCCTGACTGCGGCCGAGATAGCCTCCATGCGCGCCAGCCTGCAAGATATTGCCATGCCGGACTTGTGCAATATTCTGAACGTCACGCTAACCAGCGACGGGCAGGGAGGGATGACGCAGACCTGGGGCACAGCGAATACGGATATTCCCTGTCGCCTGGACGCGGTGCAGATGCGCGGGCGCGAGCAGGTGGCTGGCGCAGCGATTCAGGCATTCCACGGTTATGCCTTACATGTACCCTACAATATCACCATCACATCGGCCAACCGGGTTGAGCATGGCGGTTACACTTATGAAGTCAAGAGCGTGGATTTTGGCAAGTCCTGGCAGTTGGATAAAATCTGCGAGGTGGAACGGATATGAATAAAGTAACGCTTGATACCAGGGTGTTAGACAGGATCATCAAGAAATTTCCGGGAGAATCCCGTGCTATTGTGCGGGCGGCTGCTTTCCAGGTGGAAGGCAAAACTAAAAGGAATATTGGTGCATATCCTTTGATTGATACAGGAGCATTGTTCAACGGAATTGAGGCAGAAGAAATGCCCGGACAAGAAATTAATTGGCAGGTACATGATAGCGTGGAGTATGGTATTCACTGGGAATTGGGACATCACCTCAGGAATGGCGTATATGTAGCTGCGAAACCCTTCCTTCTCCCTGCCTTAATGAGCGTCGAGCAATGGTTTCTGGCGCAGTGGCGTAAGCTGTTCGAGGTATTATGAGCAACTTCTTTGGCGCAATGGGCACGGCTCTATATGATAAGCTCAAAGCTGGCACGGCGCTTACTGCCGAGCTGGGCGGTACGCTGATTCATGAGGGCCAGGCCCCGGATAATCAAGCCCTGCCCTACGTGATATACAACCATCAGGGAGGTGGCCCAGATAATATATCACCGGGCAATCTACAATCGGATATCTGGCAGGTGCGCGGCTACGCAGCTACCCGCGCCGCCGCCAATCGGATCGATGGATTGGTAACTGATTTACTGCATCGTGGATCACTGACTGTTACCGGATATACCAACATCTGGACGGCCAGAGAGACGGACATTTCATTAGTCGAAAACCCGCCAGATGGGGCTAAGATTTATAGCGCCGGCGGATTATATAGAGTACGTATCGCATAAAGGAGCAATAAAATGGCAGGTGAATTTGCAGGATCGGCGCTAGTCGCCACATGGACAACTTCAACGGGTACAACGAATTTACAGACCGATTTCAGGAATGTGAGTTATACCCCCAGCCTGGAGATGATCGATGCAACCGCCGGAGCGGATCAATACCGGCAGAGCCTGGCGTCATTCGCCAACGCTGAGTTTAGCTTCAGCGGAATATTCCCCAACACAGGCACTATTCTGATGGCGCAACTCAAGGAAGGCATGATCGGCACGATTGTCTATCAGCCCGCAGGAACAGCCACGGGCTTCTCCAAGATCACCATTCCGGCTATCAGCATGGGCGCGGCTTATGCCCAACCTTATAACGACATTGTAGAGATTAGCTGCACCTGGCAGGTCTACAATGGGACTGTAGTTTACGGCACCAATTAGAAAGGCTTTGCAATGGCAAAATTGAGTGATGGACGGGTATTGAAGCCGGATTTTACAAAGATCACGGTCAAGGAATACCGCCTGTTGTTGAGCACTAAAAAAAGAGAAGAAGAAGACGAGCTTATCGGTAAAATCTATGGGTTAAGCGGTGATGAAGTCCGGGATTTGACTGAGTATGATTTTCGCGTGATCGTGGCGGAATTCTTTACTGCTGCTAAGAACCCGGTAGGCTTTGACCCAAAATGAGCAAGGCTGTCTATATGGGCGCTGCCTGGGGCGCGCCAGTCCCAATAGAAGTTATATTATGGGATTTAGCAGAACATACAAAATGGACATTGGAATATATAGACAGCCTGCCTTTAGAGCGGTTGCACGAATGGTTGAGTATCCAGGATGGGAGAGCCAGGGCTATGGATAGACCGAGGAAACGTAAATAATGCCAACTAAAATCGCATCTCTTTTTGCGGAGATTGGAGTAAAGACCGATCAGCTCAATAGCGGGCTAGCTCAAGCTAAAAAGTCTCTTCAGGGTGCCCAAGGTAGCTTGAAGGATTTAACCGGACAAATCCCAGGTTTACAAGGAGCCCTGAATCTGGTATCCAATCCACTGGTATTAGCTGGTGCTGGGATTGCCGCGCTTGGCGCATTTACACTCAAAGCCACGAAAGAAACAGTGGAATACAACAAGCAAGTGCGCGAGATGTCCACGGCTTTGGGTATATCCGCGGATGAGACATCACGCATTATCCAGGTATCCGACGATTGGGGAATCAGCATCGGAGAGGTACGTCAATCCCTGGGGTTGATGGCTAAGAATGGGATTGATCCTACCATAGATAATTTGGCCGATTTAGCCGATGAATTTGTGGCATCTGGCGGTGGGGCTGAATTTGCGGAGAAGGCATCCAAGCTGCTGGGTAGATCGTGGCAAACGCTGATCCCAATCTTGCAAAAAGGCGGCAAATCCCTACGCGACCAGGCCGATGCTATAGATGATAATCTGATTGCGACCGAGAAATCAATCAAAGCCAGCCGTGAATTTGAGGTGGCGATGGATACCCTGGGAGATAGTGTAAATGGATTGAAATATAGTATCGGTAATGGACTCATACCCGTACTAACTAAATTGACTGATTCAGTGAACGAGAGCATTACCACTGGTGAGGGATTTGTAGGGGCGCTACTGGATGGTAAGATTAGCCTGGGCGATTATATGAAAATCGGCATTGAAACAACTTTCACTCAAAAAGATTTGGCCGATGCGAATGAATGGTTGAGCAAAAAACTTGAAGAGCAAGTACCGGTTATCAAAACGCAAGTTAGCAGCATCGATGAATCGGAGAGGGCAATGCGCAGAAATGCGGTTGCGGCTGAAGAATTGGAAGTTATAACTAGCAAAGTGGCACTCGCCATTAGTGAGGTTACCAAGGCTGCACTAGGAAAGCAAGCATTAGATAATCTTACAGCCTCATATCAAGCTGGCACAATCTCAGAAGATCAATATGAGCAAGCAGCTAGACGGATTATGATCCAAATGTTGAATATGCCGGAAGCATCTATTGACGCACAAATGGCGGTCAGGGATTTGCAGGAGGATTTGGAGGATGGTAAGATCACCTCCGGGCAATGGGCAGACGAAGCTCTCAGAATCTGGAATAATCTCAATAAATTGGACGGAATGCACGTCAAATCTTATATCGATGTGCAAGTGAATCAAGTCGGGACATTTGCATCTGGTGGCTTACCAACAGAAGATCGGCAGCACGGCGGCATGGTCTACCCAGGTAGGCGCTATACCGTGGGCGAGGCGGGCCCGGAGACTCTCGTCATGGGCCAATCGGGAGGTTATGTGATCCCGCACACGAATGGCTCCGGCGGTGACCGCCCCATCAATATCACCATCAATGGCGATGTCTCGCGTGACAACATCTACACCCTGGCGCGGGCAGTGGGTGCGGAGCTCAATCGCCAATCGAGGTACAACTAATGGCAGTCTATTTAGCGATCACGGATGGCACAACCACGGTAGATTTATCCGGCGCTTATATGGATTACGCGCCCCAGGCGGCGGGCTATAACGAAGAGTGGGTAGCCGAGCGCGGAAGCTACCGCTTCGCCTCTGGGATTGCGGGTTGGCGTACGGATATCCAGAACGTGGGGCGACTGCTGACCCAGGCGCAGGAATATCAGAAAACCCACAACGGCCCCAGAGTTTACGTCCAATTCAAATGGCAGACCTCGGATGACTTATATCGTTCCGAGCTGGCGGGCGGACTCATCATACCGGATCGGGATTCTCTCAGGCGCAGCCAGGCCAACGCCGCGACGCCCAGCTTAGGGATGTTCGAGATCGAGTGGACCCGGCGCAACTGGTGGGAGGATGACACCGAACGCACGTTACCGGCGCATGGATTCAACGTGGCGAGCGGCTCAGTCCAGCTCTACAATTCCTACAAGATCACGGACGTGGCCGGAACGTCGCTCAAAGTTACGTCGGGAGGCACGAGCTACACTGGCACGATTGCCAGCGTCCCGCTGGAAGCCTGGATTTATCCGCCGGTCGT